AAGCCTATTCTGCAAGAAGCCACGGACGCGCTAATTGAGCTAATCGACCAAGTACGGGTGCTAGATAACGACATGATAAGACTGACGCAAAAACTGACCACTATTCTATTGCTACGGGAAAAGAAATGAAGATAGGTGAAAAAGGGTTAGCCCTAATTAAAGAATTTGAAGGCTGTAAGCTATTGTCATATAAATGCCCTGCGGGCGTGTGGACGATTGGCATAGGTTCAACTCGCTACGCTGATGGAACACCTGTGAAAGTCAATCAGGCGCTACCAACCGAAGCAGCGGCTTTGCATTTGCTTGCGCAAACGCTTGCCCCATACGAACACGCTGTAAACGCGGTTAAGGTCGAGCTAACGCAGAACGAGTTTGATGCGCTGGTATGCTTTTGCTATAACATTGGCACGGGCAACTTTGTTTCGTCAACGCTTGTTAAGATGCTAAAAGCCGATGAACCTAAGTCTGAAATAGCGGCGCAGTTTCTGCGCTGGAACAAGGCTGGCGGTAAAGTATTAGCCGGTCTTACTCGACGCAGAAATGCAGAAGCGGAGTTGTTTTTAAGCGAGTAAATCATCACGTTCACGAGTTGCGCGAAGGATGCAATAGCGCTGATGCAATCGCACTAAGATAGAGCGTCTACGTTTACCGTGACGCTCTGACTCAATCATCACCTGTAATTCACCTTCTGTGTAAGTATTCAAATTAAAGAAGATGTCGCGCCATGTTAAGTTGTTCATTTTAATTCCTCTAAGGCAATATCTGAAATTGCGCGTTTGTCATGTAGACTTGCAAATATGCGCTCGTCTACGGTTTTATCTGTTAGCAGTACATAGCAATATACGGCGTTCTTTTGTCCACTACGGTGCAATCGTCCAATGGTCTGCTCATATCTATCAAGTGACCAAGGAAGCGACAGGAACACCATTTTACTGCCGCCAAATTGAAGGTTAAGCCCATGCCCTGCTGACTTAGGGTGAACGAGTAGCAATTCTACTCGCCCTGCGTTCCACGATGAGATAACACCTTGCTGGTCAATTGTCCGCGCATTAGGGTATCGGCGTTTAAGTTCTTCAAGCTCTGCTTGAAAGTTGTACACAATAATCGTATTGGCGTGTTGGTTCTCCTCAAGTATTTCGTCTAGCCGGTCAAACTTGTGGCGCGAAAACCATGCGGCGGGTTGCCCTTCAATATACGAAAACCCGCTGGCCATTTGTTGCAGTTTGTTCACCACCACAGCGGCGTTAACCGCTATGATTTCTTTTTCTTCGTAATACACCACAAAGTCTTTCTTCATCTCTTTGTACTGCTTCATGTCCATCGCGCATTTGACTGGCACAACGTTAAGCGGAGGCAAAGTATCCATATACTCTTGCGTGTCGATAAGATACGTTGCAGGCTTAATTTCCGCCATTACATCACGCAGTGAAGTGGACTTAGCTACCCATTCACCAAAATCTTTATTGAGCAACACAAAATACTTTTGAAGAAACGCGGTCTTGGATTTTCCAAGAAGCGACGCGTCTACTATCTTGCATTGCCCAAACACGTCCTCAAGTCCGTTGCTGGTAAACGAGCCGGTAAGCCCCCACTTAACTTTAAAGTCTTTGATTAACCCAAATAGTGCTTTAAAGCGTTTGCCTGAGGGATTCTTTAAAACCGTCAACTCGTCAAATACAATACCATCAAATCCTATTAGCGGAGGCGTTGTTTGCAGCGTATCGTAATTAGTCACCACTACCTGCGTTGGTTTGTTGAACGCGATTAACCGTTGCGCGTAAGAGCCAACGGCGATAGATACTGTCAGATTTGGCGCCCACTTGGCCGGCTCTATCGTCCACACGTCCGTGCAGACACGCTTTGGCGCTATCACTAAAAACCGGCGTACTCTGCCCGTGTCGAGCGCTTGCTGCATGGCGGTTAGCGTTATCGCTGTTTTGCCTGCCCCCACTGGGGCGAGAATCATGCCCTTGTTTATTTGGCTCAAAAAGGCAACAGCTTCTATCTGATTGGGTCTTAGCATTGATAAATTTCCATCTTAAATACGCCGTTTGTGGGTGGTCTGCCATCATTGGAATGGTGCAACAGGGGGTATAACATATCCATACCCCCTTCATCGTTTTGAGCTTTGGCTTCATCTATCCCGCCAAGGTAGCACAAAATCGCTAACCTTTAGGGGGATAAACGGTACAGAATCTAGCCACTTAAGCAAATTCATGTAGTTTTCCATATCTTCGCCACGAAGGCCTTTAATGGTTGGGTCTAGGTCAACAGGGCCACTTTTAAACGCATACATTAGAAATTCTCCAATTTGATTAGTCTGTCTAAATACCATCTTGCTTTGCGTAAATCTTCAACACCGCCTTTTTCTCTAAAGCGCCATTGATACTTAAAAACATTACCGCGCAGATACCCACGAAACTCATCTTGCGTAAGCATTGCTTCCATCGCGTCAATGCACTGCATCTTGTCGCCTTGATAATGCGCTGGCGCGTTTACACTATCGCTCTCATGTACACTGTCACCTCTTAACATAGCGTCATCTCCCAACGTTTAGGCACTAAATAGTGCGTTCTTAGAAATTCCATAAAATGCTCATTGCGACGTCTACCCATTGGGCGTTTAGGTTTGCTTCTGGTTTCTTCGTCACGTTGTTTTTTAGCCATCAATTTAGCGCAGTTTGCTTCTAATAAACTTTTACGAAAATACGCGCGAGAGTATCCATTTTCTATTCGACGAATAAACGGTTCTCCGCGCATGAGCGCTGACACGCTAGGGTAGCGCAAATCGTTTTCGTCGCAAAAGTCAATCATGGTCATTTCATCTTCGCCTGCTTTAATAACCTTGATGTTACTAATGCTTAAGTTGCACGGGTTGCCGTCTAAATACTCTACTGCGTCAGTATGCTTCGGATACCATCCATAAGCTAAAAACACGGCAATTTTCCACGCTAGAAAGTAGGAGTGCATACCGCTTTTCTTGACGTTAATCGTAGCGTTCTTATTTCTCCAGTTAAGCGCGGCAGGCGTATTTGCGCCGCCTTTGAAGAAGTGTCCGGTGTTACTGTTGTATCGTATCGCGCTTCTTATAATTTCTAAATCTTTATCTTTCATTTCCACTTACCACGTCAAAAAATCGTAATCTGTCGTTCATCGATAGGTTATTTAGTGCTTTGTATAGCTTGCGCGTTTCGCCGTTGTGCTGACGTACTAAGCGCCGGCATCTAGCACGAAAGCGTTGCTCGTTAAGCTCGTTAATTAAGCCAAGCGTAAACACTTCGCTAGTAAATCTGTCTTTTAAGAAAGGGCTAAGCCCTATAAATATTTGTGAAATGTTCATCTTTGGTGCCGTATATCATTAAAAATGGGTCTTCGTTCTTTGCAGCGGTCACACTCGCGGTAACCAAGGCTATTATATATGCGCCAATGGTCATGTTTACAGTCAACCGTTGTTGGCGCAGGCGTCACTGGTGATACAGGCTTAACTAATGACATAGCCATAACCCCGTTAAAAATAGTACGCCAATGTAAAACATGAGCGCCGCAACGTCATCGATTTGCATTATCCTTCCTCCAGTGCGCGAAGCATTAACTTCAATTGCTCGATTTCTTTGAGGAGTTGAAGTTTAATTTTATTCAACTCTTTTTTGTTTTTCTGCGCCATTTCTAATCTTTTAAAACATTCGTCTTTTGTCATCTTATGCCTACCTGCAATTCGCCTTTGACATTACGTTCCATTTCATAAACAGCGTACATTTTACCGTCGTGAATAATGAATTCGCCTGTCGTTACTTTAATCACTTCGTAAAAATGGCGGTGAAGCGTTGAATCAATAATTACAGTAATAAGTACACCTAAGCAAAACGCTACAATCGCAGCGTAAATCATATCGTTTTTCATTTTTTCTTTCCTTTGATTAGCGCTTTGATTTCGTCTAAATCGGTAACGCGCCACAAGAATGATGGTGCGCCTGCTTCGGAGAATCGTTTACTGCCGATTGGAAATACACCTGACCGGCGAATATGATAGTCCATGCCAGAGCGACTGATTTTATATTGCTCACAGTATTTTTTTATCGTTATTTCAGTCATTCTACTGCTCCAATCCCGTGCGTTTTTTCAGCAAATAGAACGCCCCTTATAAAAGCAGCACATTCCATAGGATTTTCAGGCAAGTTATCCCAAATCGCATCTTCACTCAAAGGCTTACGATTTAAATCACGCTCTGCCGCTGCGTACCCCCGTTGATACATTTCGCGTGCCGTCTGCGGTGGTTGTTTTTCGTTCCATTTATGGAGCATTTCCAACATAGAACATGGCCATTCAACATTTACTTCTTCTTCAATAATTAAAAGTATTTCTTTAAGTTGTTCTTTTGTTAATAAACTCATTGTACTGTCCCCGTTGCACTATCATTGCAAATTGCGCCAATAATGCGCGTCGGGCGTTTGAATAATTGATATGCGCCTACTGCAAAGGTATATTCTTCCTTTGCGTTGTTGCACGCTTGCATTGTGTCGTATGGTATTGCAACGCTTGTGTACGCGATTACCTCATGCGTGGTTGTTTTGCCACGTTTGTCGATATTAGTATCAACAGTCAAAAACGATAATGTTAGTGCTAGTGTTGCGCTCATTTCATCACCTGCTTCATAATTTTGCGTAAACGTGTAATTTCAGTTAGCGCATTGAGGTGCAAACGCGCCATAACTAAGAAGCAAAACAGCATAATAAGGTATGCTAGATTTGATTCATCAAGGTATTGTAAAAATTCAATCATTGTTCTCTCTCCAGTTGTTAATATCTTCTTTGCTCCAAAGACAAGCGTACTTTTGATTAAGTTTGCCCATGTCTGATGCAAAAACTTTTTGCAGTGCTGACAGCTTGCCACCTGCGGTTTTAAGCTCAATAAACCATGTACTGCCATTAGGTAAACACACGATTCTATCTGCCACTCCCCGACAAGCAGGGGAGGTGAACTTATATGATTTGCCGTCCATTTCTTTGACGACTTTTATTAAGTATTTTTCAATGTCTTTTTCTAACATGGCTAAAGTTTATCATTGCAAACTTTTCTTTGCAAACTTTTTTTGATATACTGCAATCTCATTAAACAATTAGAGAGAAAGTTATGTATGAAGACCCTGCTGAAGCGCAAGAGTGTTTTTACGACTATATAGTAGAAAATTACTATCAACCTAAGCGTTACACGTTTAGCAAAACTAAAAAAACTCGCAAAGAAGTAGACATTAGTTTTTTAGCTGATACGTTACGCACATTAAAAATGAAAAAGGACATGGCATTGGAGTAGAAAATGAATAAAGAAACTATTTACATTGATGCCGTCACTAAGCTCAATCAGCAAGATGCTGTTATCGAAGAACTAATTACGGTTTTAAGAGGTATTTGTAATGCGTATTACAACGATGACTACGATTTATGTTATTCGAGAATAGAAGTTGCTGATGAAGTTTTAGAAAAGTATGAGGAAGATGATGCCACTGACTAAATGTGGAAAGTTTTATTACTACGGCAGGAAGTCACGGGCAAGGATGATGGATGATTTAAACTTGCGGTACGACATAGATAAAGACCATGTAAGAAATTATTTAAAACACTTTTGGAGAAAGACAAATGAGCCATTCAAGTATTGCTGGCGGTAGCACCGCCAAACGAGTTATCGCGTGTCCTGCCAGTGTTAAGCTGGTGCAACAAATGCCACCTAAACCATCATCATCGTATGCCGATGAAGGGACGCTTTGCCACCTTGCAATGGAAAAGTTACTCACTGAGGATAACTTTAACATTTACAGTTTGTCGTATGCGGGCATTGATATGACGACTGAGTTGGCAAAAGAAAAGATTGAGCCGGCGTTGGCGGCGCTTGATGAAATTGACCCTTCTAAATCAATGGAGTTTACCGTTGAAGCTAACGTAAGCTACGGTGATTTCTTGCCTGACGTGTTTGGTAGCGTTGACCTTATCGGTAGACTTGGAGACCGCGCTGTTATTCTTGACTGGAAGTTTGGCAGTGGCGTTAGCGTGGAAGTGGAAGAAAACGAACAGCTCCTGTTTTACGCCGGCGCAGCAATGCGCACAAAAGGGTTAGAATGGGTGTTTGATGGCGCGGCGTCTATTGAGCTTGTGATTGTTCAACCCCCGTCTGTTAAGCGCTGGAAAACCACCGCCAAACGCATTCGTGAGTTTGAAAAAACGCTTAAGAAAGCTATCGATTTGTCTGAAACACCTGATGCACCGTTAGCCAGCGGCAAACACTGCAAGTGGTGCGCGGCTAAGCCAACTTGCCCGTTAATGACAGGTGAGGTAGATAGGGCGCTGAAAGCAACGCTAGATAATATTGATGCAGAATCTATTGCAAACTATTTACAACAAGCTGAAATTCTGGAACAATGGATTACCGATTTGAGAGCATTAGCGTTTCAAATGCTCGAAGCGGGTAAACCCGTTCCTAACTACAAATTAGTAGCCAAACGTGGGACAAGAAAATGGACTAATGAGGCGCAAGCAGTCGAATCGCTTTTGGCTCTTGGTCTGACAAATGATGACATCTACGATTCCAAATTGGTTTCGCCGGCGCAAGCAGAGAAGAAATTAAAGGCTC